GGTTTAAAGTGTAATTTGTGTCTTCATTCCACCCCATTATATATTTATAATGGTCGCTTTGCGTATGATTCCAACTATCAGTTATCGCAGTAATATCAAAGTTATGATTACAATCGCTAAAATCTAAGTCGGTAAGTTCTTTATTTGTTATCGCAGTGTAAAACTCCGCTTGTGCATCTTTTACCAATACCTCATATTCAACCCCTTGTTCATAGGCATCAGTTAATTGAACTTTACGAACGTTAACTAATTGAAGTAAGGCATCCGTAACGATAGGTATGTTATTCTGCAATACGGTACACTTAGTCAATTTATTTATATCAAAGGTTCCCGCAGTTATATTTACATCGTAATAGTTGTTTAAAAGCAAATGATTGTTTTTACTACCTATTAATGTAATAGACTTGGAAAATGTTCCTTTGCGTTCTGAAAGGTCACGAATATCGCCAACTTGAAAATTAAGCGGGAATGAAGTCCCCTCTTTTACATCCAAATAACCGGTTTCTAATTGTATTTTAACCATTGATATTGTCCTGATTTGCTAATCTAACAGTAATACTTTGTTTAATCAAATTTGAATTTCTTTGTTGATATACTTCATACTGATTATTTGTAACAATTACTGGTTGATATTCAGTTGATTCCGGTATTCTCAAAGGGCATCCGCTTTCATCCTCAGGATATAACCATGATTCCGTATTTGTGTACGATGCCAATTTCAAATAAACTTGAGGGGATGTTATCAACTCTTCAAAATACCTACCCATTGATTCAGTCATCCAGTTCGTGTTTAAATCAATCGTCTTTTTGACGTTTATATTAAACGATTTAAAACCGTTTTCAATAGTATCGTACTTCCATTTGTAATTATCAATAAACCCCTTTACATCTTGATTAAACTCTTCACGTGTTATTTCTCCACGTTCGTAATTCTTTAACTGAAAAGCGAATGAACTAAAAGAACCCAACCTATCTAAAAACAAACAATGATACTCAGATATTTGAACACGAGTATCTAAGTTAATTGTATATGATAAAGACTTTTGTGCTGGTGTTCCACTATTAGCATTCGAGTAATAAAGTTCATACGAAGTAGTATCCGTTTTTATCATTGGCAAAGTCGCGGTTCCTATCGGTGTTAACACTCCGTAATTATTTGGTCCACATGGAATTTGATTTATAACATCGGTTCCCGTTACTGATTTGTAATAATACTCTCCGTTACTATTTTTAAAAATTAGATAATCAGGGTCTCCGCTTGGATTTAACGCGTTTAAATACATATCCTGACCTAATGTACTATAAAAAGTTGTCGGTTGGTTTGTGAGCAATCTTTTCGTGTTTGCGTTTAATTGAAAGTCAGTGTAATCGTATGCTGGAAATTCATTCCAACGAAAAGCACCGTTGTAAACTACTAAACTTATATTGTATAAATTAAAGTCTATTTTTTTTCTGTTATCAGCATAGGTAATTGAACCGTTTATTGTTACATCCGTTACAAGTGAGTAAAGAGAATTTACAATTACATAACTACCAGTCGCTGAAATAACCGTAAATAAACCCTCCAAATAAGGATTTGCTACCCCTCCGTCAGATTGACTTATATTTATTCTGTCTCCAGCTACAAAAGTATTTGTAACCGTTATTTTTACGTTTCCGGAATCATTTGTAAGTGATGCTGTATAGTTGACTGTCGCAGTATATTCCTCGCCTACCTTTACTAAATAACTGTAATAGCTATTTGTAGCCGGATAAGCTGTTGTTACATTCGTGTTTAAGTCAAATGAAACATAAGAACTGAATAACTTACTAAAATCCTGCTCACCATATCCCGTTGCAAAAGTTGGTAAAATTCTATAATCTGCAATTTGAGCAGTTGTAAAAAGATTTTCAACTTGAAAAATATATTTAAACCCAGCATTGTTTTTATTAGTCGAATCAACAATCAATTTAATTGGATTGTATGCCGGTGTATATGACTGAGGATATGCGAGTGCTGTTATTGCCATTACACTTCAAATTGCGTTAACCATTTATTAACCATTGTTGGAATATCGTCATCATCCCATGAATACTCATAGGACATTGAATCAGCTGTTATTCCAAACTTTGCAGAATCAGTTTCCAATAAAACATCAACACTTAGCAATTTATTGATTGCTTGGTCTTGAATCGTGTTTAAGTCAATTTCAATAGTCGGGTCAACTATCTCTATATTGAATTGAGGGAATTTATATTTCATATCTATTAACTTAATGTTGTTCCTGTTACTGTGAATACTCTACATGGCATATATCTACACGTAGATGATGAAGCTTTAGTAGGGTAGTTTATAAGGCTCCCTGTTCCTGCATTTGTATTTGTAAGAGCTGTTGCCCTTACTGTATTGCTATAATTTGTATTTGATGACCAAAAAATAAAAGTTGATGTTATATTAAAAGGAGCATAATTAAAAGATTGCCCCGCTGAATTAACTAAACTAAATAACTCATTAATATTAGGTAATCTCCAACCAGTTGTAAAAGTTCCAATACTTACTGCTAATGCTCCGTCTATTGCATTATTCCAAGTTATATCAACTCCATTATCAGTTCTTCTCCAACCTAAAACTGTTGAACCGTCATAAGTTGACCAATCAATTACAATGTTATTAGTGTACGTTGCACCCCCTAATTCATCCGTAAATCTATTCGTGTTTCCAAATGGATTGTTTTCAGCTAAAACAGTGAATGAAGTATTACGACCAGCTTCGATATCACCGTCATCACCAGTTCGATATGAAGTAGTTTGATTAGTCTTCATTAATTTAGCAGTTGATCGACTAACAGCGGTTGCCCTTGCTTTAATGTAAATATCGTTTATCATATTCTTGTTACATTCAATGTTACTACCGATGCTGTATTTGCAGTTATTGTTATCCTACTTCCTGAAGCGATTGTGTTTCCTAAGGTATATGCAACCCCGTCATCTTGAATTGTAATAGTAGGGGAATTTAAGATATTTGTAACCGAACCTATTGACAAATTATAAGGTGCATAAAAATCAACAGTCAACGCATCAATTAATTCTATTGTATATTTTATAGGAACATTCAATGTATGAGTAGCCCCAACCGATGACCAATTTATAACACTTCCGGATTGACCAACCGCAAAATTTTGAACTTGGTCTGTTAAACCATTCAATGCAGTTAAACCCGTTGTGAATGTAGTTATGACTTGACAAAGATGATTGTCTTCAGTATGCAATGTAATTGTGCGTCCAGCCGTAGTTACATAAACTCGAATTGCTAATCTATCCGTCGCTACTAAAATAGTTTCAGGAACACTTAAAGCTGTGAAATAAGCATCTATTGTAGTGCCATTCGTGATACCTTCGGGATTTGCAGAATTTGAAGCTATTAAAGTAAAAGTACTCCCATCGTATTTATAAATTTCTACATAAAAAGACGGTGAACTTCCGCTACTTGAAGCCGAAAAATAAAACTCTAAATTCCAATTTCCACCCGGTATCTTTAATAAATTTGGGTCATTTGCATCTGTTAAGAATGAAGCGATGTAACCATTACCCGAGCCATTTGTACGAATAAAATCAGTTCCCGTTCCTAATATCGGTGTCTTATTCATTTCGTAATAAGCAACCCCACCAATTGTGCCTTGACTTACCGAACCATTTAAATAATAACTTGTTGAAGCACCACCACCCGAAACAGAGGGAAAATTAGCTAAAGAACCGTCACCACGAACATATTGAGAAACAACTCCAGCTCCCGTAACTGCCAATGTTCCACTTGTTGTTATTGGGTTTCCTGATACCGTAAAGGCTGAGGGCATTGTTAAATCTACACTTGTAACCGTTCCATTGCCTTTATTATTAAACGTAGTCCAATCAGTTGAAGAAAGTTTACCGGTATTTGTAGCACTTGCAGTTGGTATATTTAAAGCAATATCACCTGAAGTAGTAATAGGAGAATTTGTTACGTTTATATCAGTTCCGCTTGTGCCTGTTGTTAAACCAACACTTGTGACAGTTCCAGTTCCACCACCAGAAGCATTTATGATTTCTTGACCTGTGATTGACTTAGTAACATACGAACCGCTAACTAATTCACTTATTTCGATTAAATCAGTAGCAGCTAAATTAGCACCCTTTGGGGTCATTTGACTAATCTTTTGTCTTTCTCTATATGCCATACTTATATTAATTTTTTTCGTGTTTATGTTTAGAACGCAAAGTAACTATCATCCGTGTAATACTCTTGTCTGATATGAGTAACAGCATAACGTATTGCATCCATTGCATCGTCAAATAGTTTTACCGGTTCATCCGTTATAATATCACCGACTTTTTTCCATTTGTAGTTATCGTATTCTTTTTTGATTTCTTTGTTATCCTCGCAGAACACTCCAAACGTTTTAATGTTATCAATTCCTTTTTTAACTACCTTATTTGCGTTTTGAACGTCAAACCCGGCATTGTTCATTTCAGCTATTATTTCGGGCCTTGAGTAATCAGCTAATATCGTTACGTGTTTTTCTATGCCTAACTGATTCATTTTGTCGATTAGGTTCGTAGTTGTTAAATAGCTTTCGTAAATAACCTTTTCAATAAATATATCGTTATCCACCCAGTACACTCGAACCAATGCAGTGGGATGGTTATATCCAAAGTCCAAACCATAAACAAAATTCACGAACTTTGAAGGTCTGTGATTTAAGAAAGTCCAATTTGAGTATATATTACTTTTACTGATTGCTTTTTCTCCAAGTGCGTATATTTGATAAAGTGCCTCATCCGTTCGTTTTAAATCCTCTATTTGTTTTTTAATGCTTTCAGGTAGAAACGGATTGTCACGATAGGTTGACTTGATTAAAATTGATTCGTCTTTTGGTAACTCATACAACCAACTTGAACTCTCGGATGGGTTATAG